AGTTGGTGTGGGAAAGTTCACGTTAACGGACTTATGTATGGTAACGGTGGATTAAAACTATGGACACGCAAATTTGTTAATGAAATGAAGACACATGAAAATAGTGATCCAGAAGATACAAAGGGTCTAGTTGAATTTTGTTTTGATGATAGGTATTATCAGTTTAACGAAAATTACAGTGAAAGTTTTACTAACGAAACTCCGTTTCAAGCATGGAGAGCAGGATTCCGTGAAGGTGTAAAAATGTCTTTAGATCAAGGCGCTCGTGTAGATAATCTTAAAAAAATATGGTGGCAGAATTATCATAGATTACTAATTTGGTGTAGTGTTGGCGCAGATGTTAAAAACGGCATATACAGCGTACTTGGTGCTAGAGAAGGTGCAGCTTTAACAAATTGCACTGATTGGGATTATAGTAATGTTCGTGATTTTGAGTGGTTAACTAATTACTGGAATGAACATTATGAAAATGCATCAGATGAAGAAAAAGCAAATCAGATTAATTTTTACGGAAATGAACTTAGAGAAAAGTGCGGCATTGAAATCGCAAATCTTGAGCCAGCTGGAAGTCGTTTCTTTAAATTAGTTTATAATAACACACCAAGGATAATTCGTGGCCGCGTTTGACATAGTTTTTATAAGTTACAACGAGCTAAATGCAGAAGAAAATTATATCAGGCTCAAAGAACGTTTTCCTTTAGCAAAACACGTTAAAGGTGTAACAGGTATACATAAAGCTCATATTGAAGCTGCAAAACGTAGCTTTACTCCTATGTTTTGGGCAGTTGATGCAGATGCTATTATTTTAGATACATTTAATTTTGATTACGCAGTTACACCTGAAGAACACGACATTGTACATGTGTGGCGTAGTCGTAATCCTATTAACGGATTAGAATACGGTTATGGTGGTGTTAAGTTACTTCCAAAAAAATTAACATTAAACATGGATACTTCTAGTACTGATATGACCACAAATATCAGTCCTCGATTTAAAGCAATGGAAGAAGTTAGTAACATTACTGCATTCAATACTGATGCTTTCAGTACATGGCGTAGTGCATTCCGTGAATGTTGTAAACTAGCAGTGATTAATAATGTAGAATCTTTAGCCAGGCTTAAAGTTTGGTGTACACTAAACGTAGATGTAGAATACGGTTTTTATGCCTATGTTGGCGCACTCGCCGGTCGAGCATATGGAGAAAAAAATGCCTCCAATAAGGAGGCATTGAGTAAGATAAATGATTTTACTTGGCTACAAGATCTGTGGTCATTGGAAAAATCTCAGCTATCACCTTAGCACAGGCAACTGCAACTTCTTGATGCTCTTTCTGTGTACCATTAGCACTACGCAATTCAATAAAATGAATCCAACTACGTAGTGTTCCATTCATATATAAACGACTTTCAATAAGGCCTTCTGGTAGCACAGCACGAGCTTGTTCTTTTGCTATGCCATTAGCGATAGCCCACTCGTATTCTCGTTTGGCTGCGTAGATGACTCGCTGTTGAGCTCTGTACCATTCGTTTTGTAACAATTGATCATCCACTTCGACGCTGTTCTGGCGGTTTTTTGGATCTTGGAGTCTTGCTTCTCTTGTGACAAAGTTAAGGTCTTTAGTAGGGTCTGCGTATCGCTGACTAAATTCTTGAAAGCTAAAAGATCTATGCCTGAGGATTTGTCTGGCAATGTCTCGGGTTGTTGTAATTTCGATACAGGCTGAGACCATTTCAAGCGGGCTCCAGTGTTGGTGCTTGATAAGGTATCGTATGAGCTTTTCACTTGTCTCGGTGTTAAGCTGATTGCTTGGGTTGGACACACGGGCGCAATACGCAATGAGTTCTTGTGCATCTTTGATGCCCATGTCTCTAAATTCGCCTGTTGGTTGTGAATAGGATAAAAGTTTAACATTCATTAGAGTTTTCGTTTCTTTAAAAAGCGTTGTGTAATTTTTTCTATATCTTTACGGATTCTTTCAGTGTCTAATCGAAAATCTACATTATCAATACGACTTTCATAAGTTCTATAAAGTTCTGAAATTGATCTTTCAAAGGCAGTCCATCCTTTGGTGTGATCGTCTTTTGTTATTTTTACTTCCCAAATCTTTCCGTCTTTGAATGTGATGATAACAGCATGGAGATACCTTAAAGGTAACACATTTAGTTTTACCTCTCCAAACACTTCTGGCCAACATTCGACGACTTCTTTGGGAAGACTTCTTCCCTGATCAATCACTTCGATTTTTTGGTCGGAACCAACTCCTCTGCCTTTCTACGGAATTCAGCAGCTTGTTTAGCTAACTTGTCTGCTTGACTACGGTAGAATTTTGCTTCAGCTTCTGGTGTAGAAAATGTTTGTTCGGCGTCTGCTATAACTTCAGTTGTTGTTTCTTTGGAAATATCTTTAACTGTAGCAACTTCTTTAGGTACATCTTGACTGTCTGGTTTAATATGTAAATCATCAACAGCAACTCCTCGTTGTTCAGCAATGAGTTGATTAAGTTCAGATAACAAGATTGAAGTTCCAATAACAGGAGTCATTTCAACTTGTGCTGTGCTAACTTTAACTAAACGACCGTTGCCGTGCAAAAATGGCAACATACGACTTCCGTCTGGAAATTGTGTACGATCTAATGCTTCAGCAAATTCATATGCCTGTTGTGCCGCTGGGCTTTCAACTAAGTTAATGATTGCATTGTGATATTCGTCTGGAAGATTTTCTGTTGGTACAACCAAACAGCTATAAGCGTCGCCAGGTAGTGTTCTGAAAGCTACAAGTACTTTTTTACCTGTATCTTTGATTCTACCAACATGTTTTAAATTTTGCATAGTTATGCTCCTTGTTTAGAAGCTTCTGCTTGTTTAGCAACAGCATCTAAAAATGTAGTTAATTTTGTGTAGGTTTGACCTACAACAGTCATTTCTGCGGGTTTAAAAGCACCGCGTGAACTAGCAATATCGATAATAACTTTCATTGCGTTAAGATCGTTAATAGTAAGTTCGTTTGGATCTGTTTTTGCGCCAGCTTGTTCCGGTGCTTGAACAGTTTCTTGTTGTACGTTTTCAGCCATGGTATCTCCTTATAATGTACTAATATAATTATCTCGTTTGAAGAAGAGGACAGGCAATCGTGAAGAAACTGAGTTCTTTTTCTGATTCAAACCCTATGCGTGTTGTATATACAATAGTGTTGGTATTGTCTAAATCTAGTCCCTGCCCTATGTAATATCTGCTATTTAGATTCTGTTTAATCCAGCTATCTAAACTTTTTAATAAAGTAGGGTTGTACTTGTCGATAGTAGTGTACTTAAAATGCGGAGCGGCAAACTCAACCCTACGTAAGTCAAAATAATTAAGAGGATTGGGTTTGCCATTTTTTAAAGCCATTATGCAAGTTCCTTAACTTCTTCATAATAAGCATATTCACCGAATGGAGGAACAACAGTATTGTTACCGTGAATAATAAACACAGTATCGCAATATAATTCATCGCCCCATGACCCATAAGGATATCCGTCAGTGAACATGATAAACTTTTTAGGTTGGATTTGATTTTCCTTCATATATTCCCAATTGGCCATAAACTCGGTGCCACCACCTCCCATTGGTTCATAGTCCATAAAGGTATCCATGTTGTAGCCATCAAAGTCGGCTTCATTGTAGACGCTAGTATCAAAGCACCATACTTTAATTTTAAAGTCTTTGTATTCTTCCATAATGCCTTTGATTTCGCTTAGGAAGTCTTTAGCCTGTTCATCACCAATACTACCTGACATATCGATTGATACACAGATATCAATAGTTTCTTCGTAGTTAGTACCCGGCAAAATTGCACTCATGTGCCAGCCTTTACGATTAGGGCGCATGAATGTATAGTCGTTTTTAATGGTACTTTGGATTTGTTGACGCAAAATTTCACGCCAATTCATCTTAGGTTCTGTCAGTTCTTTAATCATGCGTTGAATGCTTGCAGGCACATTACCTGCACCTGCAGCTTGTGCAGCTTGCATTACTGCTTCACGCATTTCATCGCGAATTTTTTTCAATTCTTCTTTAGAATACTTAGGACCCTTACCGTCTTTATCACCATCTGCGTCTAAGTGTTCGTCTAACATTTGACCTAGTGCGGCCAATTGTTCTTCGTCGTATTTTTCGTAAATCTCATCATAGACTTGTTCAGCACTCCAGCCGTAGTATTTGGAATCATGAAAGATTTTAATATCTGGAAGATTATGGTCACCAATCTTGTCGCGAACAATTTGTCCGTTGACAGCATAGTCACAGGCAATGTTAAAGATTTTTGGATCACGATTTTCTCTTCGACCCATATGATCAAAAACAGCATGAAGTATTTCGTGAGCAATAACGAATTCTACTTGTTTAACAGTAAGTGGTTCAAAAAACTTGCGGTTAAAGAAAATGTGACGACCGTCTGTTGCGGCAGTAGGAAGCCAATCGTCGGCTTCTTTAATTTGCATACGAGTAGCAAGATTGCCAAAAAACGGATGGCGCAATAGTAGACCTACTCGTGCTACAATAATCTTATCAATAATTGGATCGGCATGTGCCATATTTGCTCCTAAAATTTCAGTATGTATATATTATAACAGGGCCCGCAGGCCCTGTCAACTTATTGCTTTTCAGTAGCCTGTGCAATATACTTACCAAATTTTGCATGGAAGTCATCGAAACACGCAATTTCGTCTGGATCCAACGGCAACTTGTAAGTGCTAAGGGCAAGTTTGGTGCCCATAATAACAAGCTCAGTTTCAAAATTGTCCATCATAAATTGGAAGAAGCAGTTAACTTGTTTGTTCCAATCTTTAACATTTTTGTCACATGAATCTTTTAGCTCGTAGCACAAAGATACAACCAAAGAATATTGTGCTGAAATTTCTTTAGTGTCCATCTTTTTAACTTTGCCGCTCAAAATGTCGCTAGGATTAGGCATTTTGCTGGCATGTTTACGGTGTGCCATAAACTTAACAGCAAGACCTTCGCCAACAGCACCTGAAGTTAGGTCAGTAAGAGTTGACTCATCAGTATCATCATCAGTAAGCAATTCGCTAACGAATGACCATGAACGAGGAGTAGCAAACGCACGGCTTGCGGATTTAGGATCGAAGTCATACAAGTCCTTTTTA